GAGCTGGTGGTCTCGCCGATCGCGAATCCGAACACAGTATGGCCGGACCCGGATGCGAAGCAGAAAGACCGCTCGGACATGGGCTGGTGCTTCGTAACGGACCTGATCCGGCGGAGCAATTTCAAGAAGCGCTGGCCGAAGGCGACGATCACGGATTTCTCGACCGAGCAGCTCGCCGAGCTGCCGATGTGGATCAAGGACGACTTTATCCAGATCGCGGAATATTGGAAGGTCGAAAAACAGACCCGGACGCTGCTGAGCTTGGATATCGCGAGCGGATTGCACGTGTTCGCCGACGAGTTGGAAGGCGCGGAGATCGACGACGAAACGGTGAAGCTGAGCCACGCGGTGGATCTGGGCGACGGCGTAACGGTGCCGCGCGGGACGCACAAGATCCTGAACCAGCGGGGGAGCGAAGAGCCGCATGTGGTGCAGTATCTGACCAACGCGGTCGAGATCCTCGAGGAGAACCCGCAGGACGGCAAGTACATTCCGATCGGGTGCTGCTACGGCAAGGAGAAATACGTCAACGAAGGCGGCGGGTCGAAGCTGGTGGTCGAATCGCTGATCCGGCTGGCGCGCGAGGCCTACATGGCGTACTGCTACGGGCAGACGACCGGGCTCGAGCTGCTGGGCATGATGCCGAAGGCGATGTGGCTGGCTGTGGAGGGCCAATTCGAAGGCCACGAAGACGAGGTCAAGCACGTCGGGCACGCGCCGCGGCCGTTCCTCTACTACAAAGCGAAGACGGAAGAGACGGGCGACGCGCTGCTGCCGGCGCCGCAATTCAACCACTGGGAAGCGCCGCTCGAATCGGTGCAGGTCCTCACTGAGAGCTATAAGCGGGCGATTCAGAGCGCGCTGGGGATGTACAACACCTCGGTCGGGAAGCACGACACGAACGCGCAATCGGGCGTGGCGGTGCGAGCGCTCGACGATCAATCGAGCCAAGGGTCGTTTCACTTCATCGACAACTTCGACGGCTTTTTGGAACACATGGGCCGGATCATGAACGACCTGATCGACTACGTCTACGACACCAAGCGGGACGTCGGGATTCGGCTGGCGAACGAAGATCACAAAGTGGTGCGGATCAACGAGCCGTTCAAGGACCGGGAGACGGGCGAGGAATATCACTACCGAATCGGCGAAGGCAACCACTCGGTGACGATCACGACGGGGCCGAGCACGCAATCGCAGAGAGACGCGGCGAACAAATTCGCGGACGCGCTGAGCCAGAACCAGACGATCATGCCGCGAATTGGCGACCTGGTGGTGAAGCTGAAGAACCTGGGGCCGATCGGGGACGAGATTTCGAAGCGCCTGGTACCGCCAGACATCGCGGCGCAGGAAGGGCAGCAAGGGCCTCCGCTGCCGCCGGCGGCGCAGCAGATGATGGCGCGGCAGAAGCAGACTCTCATGCAGCAGGCGCAGCTCATTGCGGAGCTGCAGAAGCAACTCGAAGCGAAGCTGCCGGAGGTGCAGGCGAAGGTGGCGATCGCGACTTTGCAGGAAGATACGAAGCGGCTGGCGATTCAGAGTCAGATTCGGATTGCGGAGTTACAGACGGGCGTGCAGTCGGCGGTGGCGAAGCTGGAGGCGCAAGTGAGCGCTATTCAGCACGCGATGAATACGGCGGATTCGCAGGCGGACCGGGATCACGAAGCGGCGCTGGCACAGCAGGAGCAGGAAGCGGCGGCGGCGCAAGCGGCTCAGAATCCGCCAGCGGCAGCCGGGCAGAGCGGCCCGGCTGCGGCGGCGGCATAGGTCCGGGCTACGCCCGAGTTGGCAGGTCGGTGACCTGCCCCACAGAGTTCGCCCAACGCGGAGGGCGTAAAAGACCGCGAGTTGTAAGGAGAAGCGCGTATGGGAGACGAAACGAATGCGACCTCGTCAGTCGCGGTAGAAGCGCCGAATGCATTGGACACTTTCACCGGGAAGCAGCGGGACGAGTGGCTGAAGAACGGCACACCACAGCCGAAAGACGAAGCGGAGTCGGCACCCGCGGCAGTAGAGGGGCAAGCGTCCGAGCCTGCAAAGGCTGAAGCAATCGCGCCGGCGGCGGACCCCGGGAACAAAGAACGGGAGTCGAGAGGCGAGCGCCGCAAGGGCGAATTGAGCGCCGAGATCCAGGATTTGCTTCGACAGCGGCGGGAAGCGCGCGCCGGATTGGAAGCCGATCTGGCCGCTGGGAAGGCAAAACCCGCCGAGAAGGCCGCGGAATCGGCAACCGCAACCCAGCAGCCTACGGACGGCGAGCCAGTGCCACCAGATCCGGAGAAATGGACCGGCACGTGGGAGCAACTGGAGAAGGCGAAGATCCAGTACTTCAAGGATCTGACTGATTGGAAGCTGAAGCAGCCGGAACGCGACCGCTTGGCGGCGGCGCGCGTGGCGGCGGAGGCGGAAAACAAGAAGACCTTCGAGGCCTGGGCGGAACGGCGTGACGCGGCGATGGAACTGGACCCGGAGTTTGCCGATGCGAATGACATCGTCGGCAAGTTCTTCACGGCCCAGGGTGTGGCGCCGCTGATCATCTCAAGCGAAGTCGGGCCCGAGCTGGTGATGCACTTCTACCGGTTGCCGGTGGAAGAGCAGAAGCGAGTGGTGGGGCTCTCGCCAGCGGCGCTGGCACGCGAGATTGTGCGTGTGGAAGCGAAGCTGAGCGAGGCCAAGCCAGGCGCCGCAGCCGAGCCGAAGCCCACAGCGACTCCTCAACCGAAAAAAACGAGCGCAGCGGCCAAGCCGGCCACGGAATTGAGCGGCAGAAGCGCCGCCAGTACTGGGGACGAGGCGGAAGCGGCGATCGCGGCCGGCGACAGTGCGGCCTATCAGCGAGTCATGAACGCGCGAGACCTCGCGAGACGTAGGCACTAAGTCCGCGTTTCGTTGACGCCGCGCAAAGGGGAAACACGTGGCGAACACTTTTCAGGTAGTCGATTGGTTGTGTCAGGAGAGTCTACGGCTGCTCCAGAACAAGCTGGCTATCGCGCAGTATTTCAACACCGATTACAACGACCAGTACACCAAGGAATTCGCCGTGGGCGAGACCGTGCGTGTGCCGCTGCCGCAACGCTGGCTGGTGACATCCGGCCTGGGCTATCAACCGCAGGGGATCAACCGGCTGTTCACGACAGTGACGGTCGATCAGATCTTCGGCATTCACTTCGAATACGACTCGATCGAAGCGGCTTTGAAACTGGAACGCGGCCGGGAGAAGTTCAAGGCCGAGTATCTGGACAAGGCCATGGCGCAACTGGCGCAGGAAATCGAGAGCCGCGCGGCAGCGTGGGCGATGGCGAATACCAACAACATCGTGGGCGCGCTGGGCACGACGCCGACGAGTTTCGATATCTCGGGGCAGGCGCGGCAGCGTCTGATCGAAAACGCATGTCCGCCGGGCGAGAAGGGCATGATCGTGAGCCCGGCCATGATGCGGACGCTGGTGTCGAATTCGACGCCGCTGCAATTCAATCCGCAGAACGAAGTGGCGAAGGCCTTCCGGGAAGGCTACTACGGCTACGCGCAGGGGTTCGAGTGGGACGAGAGCATGTCCCTTTATTCCCAGACGACGGGCGTTTGGGCGACTCAGTCGAACGGCGTGCAGGTGACGAGCAACACGCTTAACTCGACCGGCGCGGTCACCGCGATCAACGTGAGCTGCACGACGGGCGACACGTTCAACGCGGGCGACATCATCACCATCGCGGCGGTAAACAACGTGAACCCGGCGACGCGGCGTTCGACCGGAACGCTGAAGAACATCCTGATCACGCAGAGCACGGTCGGGGTGGCGAGCGCGGCAACGCTGCAAATCCAGGCCGGAACGCAGGGCCTGGTCGGGCCGGGCAGCCCGTACCAGAACGTGGACGCGCTGCCGCTGGCTAACGCCATCGTGCAGTTGATGCCGGGAACGACGATGGTTAACGCGACGGCGAAGACGGGAATCAACGGTCTGGCGCTGCATCGCGACGCATTCGCCTTAGTGGGGGTGAAGCTGGAGATCCCGAAAGCGTGCGAAATGTCGAGCCAGGCGCGAGACCCGAAGACGGGTATCTCGGTGGCGTTCGTGCGCATGTTCGATCCCATCGAGCGCAAGATGGTGAATCGCTTCGACGTGTTGCTGGGCTTCGGCAACCTGTACCCGGACAACTGCGCGGTCCGGATTGCGAGCCTGCAATAGGGCAGCCAAGAGGGGCGGCGAGAAACCGCCCCATCCCAAACAAGGAACATAATCCAACCATGAAGACTCTCTCGAAACAACTCATTCTCGCGGTTGCCGTGCTGTGCCTCTCACTCGGGCTGCACGCGCAAGCGACGCTGCCGAGCACCACGCTTTCGGTGGCACTGACCGGCTCGCCGTCCTCGGCGACGCCCGGCAATCAAGTGGACGTGATCACTCTCGCGTCCTGCAGCAGCCTGGTCCAGAACTCGGTCGGACAGTGGCAGACGCTGCTGTACGTCGATACGGAGGCGATGGACGTGGTGACCGAGATCACCAGCTCGCCGTGCCAGTTGAGAGTGGTGCGCGGGGCTTGGGGGACGCGCGCGGAACTCCACAACTCGAGCGCCGTGGTCTACGTCGGGCCTCCGAGCTGGTTCGGCGGCCAGGCGAACGCGGGCTCGATCGGCACCAGCGACCCTTCGGGCGCATGCATCGCGGCCAATATTGCGGCGCTGCCGTATATCAACGTCAACAGCGGCGCCATTTTCACCTGTACCGGGTCGCAGTGGATCAAGGTACAGACGGGGACGATGGGGCCGACTGCCTCGACGCAACTGCTGAGCCAATTCTGCACCGGGGTCGTCGATCAAACGGCGCTGACCGACTTTCTGACCGATGGAGTGGCCTGCACTGGCAACACCACGGCGGCGCTGGCCGGCCACATCGTGGTCAGCAGCTCGGGCACCCTCTACAACTTACAGGTGGCATCCACGGCTAACGCGGCGGGCACTTCCGCCAAGGAGGTGGCCACGGTGTTAAAGAACGGCAGCGCAACCACGCTGACATGCGCGATGGGATCGGGCAAAGTGTGCAGCGACCTTACGCATTCGGTGGCGGTGGCGGCGGGGGATCTTATCACGTTTCAGTTCCTCGCCGGGACGACGGACACGGCGGCCAACATCACGATGTCGGTCGAGAAGCAATAGCGGACAAGCGGTTGTCCTTGGGGGCGCGCCCGCGGCGCCCCGATTTTTCTCCACAGGATTGGCAGGTCCGGGCTGAGCCCGGTTGGCAGGCCGGTGACCTGCCTCACTTCGAAAGGAACTTATGCAACAGGAAAGCACTTCCGTCCTTGAACCCGTGTTCGAGGCGCGCCACATGTATCACCCGACGGAGGCCTCGCGCATCGTGAGGACGGCCGAGGAGCTGCGCGCGCTGGGCTCGGAATGGAGTTCGAAAGCATTTCCGGCGCCGATACCCGAGCCGGAGCTTGACCGGGTGGACGAGCTGGCTGTGGTGGTGGCGGATCTGACGGAGCGCGTGGAAGCGCTCGAGCTGGGAGTTACTACCTTCCCGGCAAAGCGAAAGAAGTAAGCGATGATATTGCAAGAGGGGATTGTCGATCCGGCTTTCAAACTGCTGGGGCTGATCGCGGCGGGGCGTTCGATGGCGACCTGGGAGTACGCGGACGCGCTGGATGCGATCAACGCGCTAATGGACATGACGAGCGTGCGGGGGCTGGTCTTCCAGATCACGGATGAGACATTCAGCCTGACCGGGCCGGCGCTGTACACGATAGGCCCGGCGGGAACCTGGGCAACGGTGCGTCCGCTGCGGATTCGCGCGGCGATGGGGCGCGCGTCGAATGGGGCGTCGCGGCTAGTGCGGATCGTGGACGCAGAGGAATACTCGACGATGTTCGACGGCACGGCGACGGGGCTGTTCGCGCAGGTGCTGACGTGCGACTATGCGGCGCCGGAGGCGACGATCCGGCTGAATCCGGCGCCAGTGACGGGCGGAACGCTCGAACTGTGGTCGATCAAACCGCTGGTGAACTTCGCGACGATCACCGATGTGCTGGCGCTGCCGCAGGGGTACCTGGAGTTTCTGAAGTACAACCTGGCGGTAGCTTTGGCGCCGGCATTCGCGGACGCGAAGCTCACGCAAGAGACGGCTGAACTAGCGCAATCGACGATGGCGGCGCTACAGACGTTGGCGATGGAGACGCTGGGCGACCCGCTGGTGACGCAACTGAAGCGGCAACAGCAGGCGCAGCAGCCGCAGGGGACGAATCGATGACATTGCAGCAAGGGATTGTCGATCCAGCGTTCAAGCTGCTGGGCATCCTGCGGGCCGGGCGACAGATGGCGACGGGCGAATACGCGGACGCACTCGATGCGATCAACGCGCTGATGGACCAGGCCAGTTCGGAAGAGGACATGGTCTACCAGATCACGCGGGAGAGTTTCCCACTGACGGGGCCGGCGAGTTACACGATGGGGCCGGCGGGGACGTTCGCGACGCCGCGGCCGGTACGGATCCGGGCGGCGGTGACGATCGCGGCGGACAGCGCCTCACAGGCGGTGCGGGTGCTTCCGGCGGAGAAATACACGGAAGCGGTGGTGGATCGGACGGCGACGGGAGTGTTCGCGGACGTGCTGACGTGCGACTACGCCTCGCCGGAGGCGACGATCTGGCTGAATCCGGCGCCAGTGACGGGCGGGACGATCGAGCTGTGGTCGATCAAGCCGCTGGCGAACTTCGCGACGATCACCGACGTGCTGAGCCTGCCGCAGGGATATATCGAATTTCTGAAATCGAACCTGGCGGTGGTGTTGGCGCCGGCATTCGCCGGAAGCAAGCTGACGCAGGAAACGATCGCGCTGGCGCAAGCGACGCGAGCGGGGCTGGCGAAGCTGTACCGGCAGACGCTGGGGGATCCGTTCGAGCCTCCGTACGCCCCGCCGACGCCACAGCAATACATGCCGATGCAGCAAATGCCGCGGTGAGGAAACCATGTCACTCGTATCGGACATCATCAACGACTCGCTTTTCTACATCGGGGCTTACGGACCAGGCGAAACGGTTGCGACCGAGGATCAGACGTTCGGACTGCGGTGCGTGAACCGGCTGCTAGACAGTTGGAGCGCGCAGAAGCTCT